GATTGCCCTTATCCTTGGCATACCAGATGGATTGATAACTGTTGAGCATGTCAAATGGGCAATGGCCGCTTCTATGCGTGATGCTGAGGAAAAGGTAAGCGCAATCACGATTGAGGATAAATCGTTTTCTAAGGCTGATAAGCTTCTGGCGTCTATTTACAAAGCAGTGAAAAATAAGCCCGGTCAAACATTTGCGTGGATTGCAGCAAGATCAAATATATCAAAATACGGGAAAGAGGAAGTAGAAAAGGCACTGGCTCATATGGTTGCACGCGGCGATCTTCGTGTGGAAGAAGATACCAATAAAAAGAATCTTGAAATTTTGAAAAGGTATTATGTGAGATGAAAATACTTGTAGCATGTGAATACAGCGGACGTGTTAGAGAGGCTTTTAGAGCAAAGGGTCATGATGCATGGTCATGTGATCTTTTAGAGAGCGAGGATAATTCCCCATATCATATTCAGGGAGATGTTATTCCTTTACTGAATGAAAAGTGGGATATGATTATCGCCCATCCACCGTGCACATATCTTTGCAATTCTGGGGTTCGATGGCTTCATGAACGCGAAGGACGATGGGAGTTAATGCGAGAAGGCGCTGAGTTCTTCAAGATGTTTATGGATGCAGCGCCAAAGGTGGCTATTGAAAACCCTGTCATGCATAGATACGCATTGGAGATTGTTGGCAGGAAGCCTGATTTTACGGTACAGCCGTGGCAGTTCGGAGATAACTTCAAGAAGCGTACATGCTTCTGGACGAAGGGCCTTGCACCTCTTAAGCCAACATCAGATTTAGATGGTTCAGCCGCAATTGCTGAGGTTCATCTATGCCCACCGGGTATTGATAGATGGAAGATCAGATCAAGAACGTATCAGGGCATCGCAGATGCGATTGCAGAACAGTGGGGTTGATGCAAAAAGCCCCGGCGTAAAAACCGGGGCGTTAATGTTAAAGGCGCATTAATATGCATAGGTTAATAAACGTCAGGATTAGATTCGCGGTGACCAGGGTTTCTATCATCCATCTGACTCCTGCGATGCCTTATACTCACTAACCTTTTTAATGGTTTCCCATGTGGGGTTGATGGTTTTACCAACCTTGATGCGGCTGAGAGACTGGTAAATCATCCCTGTTTCTTTTGCCATTTTATGCAGACCGCCATAAGGCAGGCTACGTAGATATTCCTGAAGCTCTGGACCTGTAAGGTATTTCATATTTTTCCCTTTTGTTGAAAATCTATGTTGACTTATACAATTGAGTGATGCTAAATGCAATACGTAAATTGGAGAAAGGCAAATAAATGAGCATTCTACAAAACGCAACAAATGACGGTGGCGAGCAGGCGTTGATTGTGACGCTGTTCGGCACGCCAGGCACTGGCAAAACATCGACAGCGCTTACATTCCCAAAGCCGTTTATGATCCGCACACAGGGCGAAGCAGTGCCGCGTGATGCACCTAATAAGGCTGCATCATTGGGGATTACAGATAGCCCTGCCAAGCTATGGGAACAGCTAACAGCACTATGCAAGGATGAGCACGACTTCAAGACGTTGATCGTAGACAGCTCAACAGGGCTTGAAGGAATGTTCATCAAGGATGTTCTTGACAATGATCCTAAAGCGCGTGGGATTAACACAGCCCTTGGTGGTTATGGTGCAGGACGCGCAGCCGTTGCCGCGCAACACGCAAAACTGCGAAAGGGTGCTGAGTACCTTCGTTCTGTCCGTGGTATGCATATTGTGTTCATTGGTCATGCTGACATTGAACGGATTGACCCGCCAGACAGTGAGTCGTATTCCAAGTACTCGCTGCGGCTACATCGTGAATCAATGAAGTCATATGTTGATGACGTTGATGTGGTTGGGTTTCTTCGACAAGCAACTATCCTCCGTGGTGAAGAAGACGAACGCAAGAAAGCTATCACCACTGGTGATATTATTCTAACCACTACTTTGCACCCCGCTTTCGTCTCAAAGAACCGATTAGGGATCAAGGACGATATTGTTGTGCAGATGGGTGTTAATCCACTACAAGACTATATTTAATAAGGAGAACTAAACATGTCATTCTGGAACACCAGCTCCGGCGAAAGCGCCATTTCCAACACTACCAGCTTCGAGATTGAAGGTGGTGGCGATATTCTGCCAATCCCGGCTGGCACCAAGGTGCTTGCGATTATCGAAAACGTGAAAATTACTACGGTTAAGGACGGAGTTGAACGGTACGTTGAAATCAAGTGGGGAATTATCAAGCCGGAAGTCTATAACAAGCGCAAGATTTTTCAGAAGGTTTGGTGCTTTGACTATGACCCCATGCAGAAAGACCCCGTTAAGGCGAAGGCGAAGAAAGACAAGGCATTGAAGATGCTGGCGGCTATTGATGCCAATGCAGGCGGGAAGCTCGCTCAGGCTGGCGTTGAGCCTACAGATGAAAGCCTTGCTCTGGCGCTTAATAACAAGCCTATGGTGATTGGCCTGAATACTTGGGATGATGCAGAAACCAAGAAGCCAAAGGGTAACTGGGTTTACTACGTTGGCCCAAAGAATGATCCGGTAACGGAAGTTACCAAGGAGGACGTACAGGCGCAGGCGGCTAAGGCTAAGGCGAGTCAGCCTGCTGCGTCGTCTAACTTTAGTCATGACCTAGACGATGAAATCCCATTTTAATTCATAATAAAAGGGCGACTTCGGTCGCCCTAAAAGGAGGGCGCAATGGGAACTTATGAATGGAAGCCGTTCACGCTGTTAGTGAGCGCTGAAGAAGTGGAGAAAGAAGTGTTGAAGATTGAAGCTGGAAAATACTACAAGACGCGTGATGGCCGTAAGGTTGGGCCTACCAGGGCAAGTGGACCGTATTTTTATGTAGGAGAGATGACCTATTACTATGATGGAAGACGTTGTAGGTCTCATGAGACAGCGGACGACATAATCTCCGAATGGCAAGACGAAACCCCATCCCCCATCCGGACCGTAACGCGCCGGGAGATTGTGCCGGGGGTTTATGGGAGAATAAAAATAACAGGGACATATCAAGGCAACCGCGTTACGATGGATTGGGATCGTAATGATATCATCACTGCTGCTGTTCCTATTGTAGGAATGTCAGCTGAAGAACTACGTGAAGCCGCGCATCTCTTTAATCAGCTTGCGGAAGCGTTGGGGGAGGGATCCGGTGTGTGAATTCAAAGCAGTCCCTGAAAACTTCAGCGATGATCGCTATTGGTTCGCCATCATGAATTTTGCCGCATACAGATCAGCAATAGCGAAAACAGATGCCCAGCGGCAGTTTGGCTTAGTGTCTTTGACAGGCTTAACGAACGGTTTGGAGGCAGGCCATGACCTACACCTATATGGACATAGAAACAATTCCCGACCAATCAGAAGGTGCTTTGGAAAGAGCTAAGGAATCAATCAAGATCCCCGCAAATTATAAAAACCCAGACACAATTGCCGCGTACATCGAAGAGAACGCCCAAGAAGCATGGGAGCGCACGGCCCTAGACGGATGGAAGGGGCATGTTGCCCACATATCTGTAAATGGTGTTCCTTATATCGTTCGAGATGTTAAGGATGAAAAAGAAGTCTTGTCTCTTTTCTTTAGAGAGCTACCTGAGTCAACGCTAGTCGGCCACAACATCATCGGTTTCGACATCCCATTCCTGACTAAACGCGCATTGGTGCTGGGAGTTAAACTGCCACCAGAACATATCTGGCCGCGCAATTTGAAGCCTTGGGATAACAAGGTATTTGATACCATGACAGCCTTTGGAGGTGGCAAAGAGTTCATCTCTTTGGATAATCTAGCGCGTAATCTTGGCATTAAGGGAAAAGGCAACACGACAGGCAAGCAGGTGCATTACATGTGGCAGCAGGGATTGCATGATGAGATTGCGGAATACTGCGCTGATGACGTTCGTATTGTTCGTGAGATTCATGAGCGGTTTTTGAGTGTGGGGTGGTGAGATGGACTTACCAGTTAAGTATAAAGACCTAACATGGCAAGAGCGTAGAGATGTCAGGTCTCAATACTGGATGATTCAGGGTGGAAAGTGCTATCATTGTGGTAATGATCTATCGTCTGAAGCTCATAAAAAGGTTACTTCCAAGAATATAAATAAGAAACTTTTCCCTGAATCCTTCTTTAAACACCCTGTACACCTTCATCATTGCCATAAAACAGGCATGACAATTGGTGCTGTTCATAATATTTGCAACGCTGTTTTGTGGCAGTACCACGGGGAGTAATTTAATGACCTTCTCCCTCCGCCCCTACCAACAGACATGCCATGACAAGCTGGTTGAATATCTCAAATCAAGCGTGGAGCCATGCGTCATTGACGCAGCCCCGGCAGCAGGCAAGAGCTATCTGATAGCTGCTATCGCTGATTTCCTTTACAAGGTCAGCGGTGGTAAGCGTGTTCTGTGTCTAGCGCCATCCAAGGAGCTTATAGAGCAGAACGCAGCAAAGTACCGTTTAACGGGTGAACCATGCTCTATATTTTCAGCGAGTGCAGGAAGTAAGTCAACGCGTCATAAGGTAGTGTTTGGTTCACCTTTGACGGTGAAAAACGCTATATCAAAATTCGCCAATGGATACGCAGGTGTCGTTATAGACGAGTGCCACGGCATTACGCCAACGATCAAATCAATCATTGAGGAGATGCGTAAAAGCAACCCAATGTTACGGGTTATTGGTTTTTCTGGGACGCCGTACAGACTTGGCGATGGGTACATTTATCGCATTGATGAAACAGGACGTACTATCACTGATGACCAGACGCGCAACCCATATTTCCATAAACTAGTTCATCGTGTGTCTGCAAAGGAGATGCTAGACGCGGGGTATATCACTCCTATGCGCATTGGAGCAATCAACGCCAGCAGATATGATACTAGTGGGCTGCATCTTAACCGGATGGGCCAATACGATGCACATGACGTTGATAAAGCGTTTGTGGGGCAGGGTCGAAAGACGGCGGCTATCGTTGCAGATGTGATTGAGCAAAGCCGTCCTTATCCTGGTGGCGTCATGCTTTTTGCCGCAACGGTAAAACACGCCCAAGAGATTATGGCTTCTCTTCCGCCTGCAATCTCTGCCATGGTTACGGGAGATACTCCAAAGGGCGAGCGCAACCACATTATCGAGAAGTACAAGAATGGATCGATACGTTATCTTGCCTCTGTCGGTACTTTAACCACGGGATTCGATGCCCCTCATACTCAAGTCATCGCATTGTTGAGGCAGACTGAATCTAGTGCGCTGCTGACACAGATTTTGGGGAGAGCGTGGAGGCTGCATGACGGTAAAGAGTATTCGATTCTTCTGGATTACGCTTCCAACATTGATAATCACTTTCCTGATGGGGACATATACAACCCGGTTATCCGGGCAAAGAAAGAAAAAGGCGAAGCAATCCCGATAAAGGCAAAATGCCCTGATTGCGGATATGAGAACGAATTCTCCTGCATCCCAGACTACGCCGATCACGATAAAGACGAAAGCGGGTATTGCCTGGATGTATTTGGCAACCAGATCATGACAGAATACGGTCCTTTGTCTGGGCATTATGGGAGGCGGTGCTTTGGTTATGTACCTGTTGGCGCTGGCAGAGTGGAGCGATGCGGATACAGGTGGAGCGGGAAGGATTGCCCGGCATGTGGAGAGAAAAATGATATTGCTGCACGATATTGCTATGTGTGCAAGGCGGAACTTGTAGACCCCAATGAACGGCTCATAGGCGAGTTTAAAGCCCACAAGAAAGACCCTCATTTGCCCCAGTGTGACGAGGTCATATCGATGGATGTGAAAAGAAGCGTTTCACAGGCTGGCAATGCTATTTTGCGTGTGGATTGGGTGACGCCTTATCGTGCTTTCACAACTTACTTTATGGTTGATGGGCGCACACCAAGGCAACAAGCCGAGTATAACAATTTCATGTTGACAACCGACAATGGGAATGTTAAGCCTGAGACAATATCTTATCGCAAGACAGATAGTAAATTCTTTGCCATCCTTGGATATAACCAGCCAAAGGATGAGGAACCAGTGAGAGGAATGGCGGCGTAATGGAATTGTACAATGGCAACTGCTTGGAGATCCTGCCAACGATTCCGAGCGGCATCGTGGATATGATTTTGTGCGATTTGCCGTATGGGACGACTCAGAATCGGTGGGACTCGGTTATTCCGTTCGAACCATTGTGGGAACAGTATTGGCGAGTTCTTAAAAAGAATGGCGCGGTGGTGTTAACTGCTGCGCAGCCGTTTACGTCGGCTCTGGTTATGTCGCAGCCGAATGCGTTTAAGTATCAGTGGGTATGGGACAAAGTTAACCGCCCGACGGGCTATTTAAACGCGAAGAAGCAGCCGATGCGGCAGACTGAGGACGTGTTGGTCTTCTATCGGTCACAGCCAATCTATAACCCCCAGATGACTGAGGGTGAACCATACGTCACGACCGGATCAAAGAAGTCTGGCAACTATGGTGCCCAAAAGACTACCACAACGATCTGCGACGGGAAAAGATACCCTCGCAACTTGCTAGCGATACCTGCGGACGAGCGCGGTACCGTTGGTCGCATCCATCCGACCCAAAAGCCAGTCGCCCTCATGGAATACCTAATTAAAACATACACCAATCCGGGCGAAACCGTTCTTGATAATTGCATGGGCAGCGGTACTACAGGAGTCGCATGTAAGAATCTAAACCGTAATTTCATAGGCATCGAAAAAGACGATGAATATTTTGAAATTGCAAAAGAGAGAATTTTAAAATGATCTTCCCCCCACACATCCCCCTATACGGCGATCCAACCTACCGCGGCAAATGCCCGCTGGAGACGGTCGAGCAGATGAGCTTGGTTAACCAGATTAGGAGAGTTTACCCTGATACGTTTGGAAAGATTGTCTTCCACCCACGCAATGAGGGCCTGGTTTCAAAAGGGCAGTTTTCTTCTATGGCAAAGCATAAAGCTGAGGGGATGACGAAGGGCGCGCCAGATTGTATAGTGCCCGGGAACCCATCATTTCTTTGTGAGATCAAGAGAGCCAATCCGCAACTTAGCAAATGGCAAGATGGTCAGATAGAATACCTCACAGCAGCACAGAATGCAGGTGCTTTCGTTTGTGTTGCGTTAGGGGCCAAGGCGGCGTGGGAGGCGTTTCAAACTTATGTGGAGAAGTATTATGGAATATAAGCGCAAAGAAGTAATTGGCGATTGCACTCTGTATCTCGCGGATTGTATGGATATTATTCCACATTTAGGGCGCGTGGATGCGGTGGTGACTGATCCGCCTTATGGGATTAATGCCGGAAAAGGAATAGGTCGATCGGATAGGATTAGATTAAAAGGCAAAGAAAAGGACTGGGATGATAAGCCATTTTCTGTAGATGAAAACTTCTTATCCATAGCGGATAATTATATAATATGGGGTGGAAACTATTTTGACTTACCGCCATCTCGCGGCCTTTTAATCTGGGATAAGAATAACTCTGGGCGTGATTTTGCTGATTGTGAGTTTGCATGGACGAACCAGAACTCCAATGCTCGTATAAAGCAGTTACGTCCTATGAATATGGACGGTGGGAAAGTTCATCCTACTCAGAAGCCTATAGCTATTATGCGATGGTCTATAAATTATCTGCCCCACTCCCAACTAATCCTCGACCCATTCATGGGGTCGGGTACTACTGGAGTAGCTTGCGTCAAGGAAGGCCGTTCGTTTATCGGTATTGAACTAGACGAGGATTATTTCGAGATTTCTTGCAAGCGCATTCGTGAGGCTTACGATCAGCCTGATATTTTCGTGCAGCAAGAGAAAACTAAACAAGTACAAGAGGGCTTTTTCGATGGTAGCTAAGAAGATATATATCAGCGGTCCAATGAATGGATTGCCAGAGTTTAATTACCCTTCATTTCATAAAGCTACGGAAACTTTTGAAGAACTTGGATATATCGTCTATAATCCAGCCAGAGATTATGAATATGACGGAAAGTTGGAATCGTTCCCAGTTAGAGACGCTTTTAAATATTATTGCCGTTTCATAACTGAAGTTGCTGATGAAATACACATGCTTAAAGGATGGGAAAAAAGCATCGGTGCTAGAGCAGAGCATGCTTTGGCGTTAGCTGTTGGTATAAAGATTTCATACCAATGACAGACACCCTAGTACGTCTGGAGATCGAGCACTATGAAAGGCAACCACTTCTCTACGCGAGATGCAGAAGACGTGCTGGAAGGCCGTTTATTCCTGGTGGACGTTTCGGATGCTACGAAAGACCATGTGATGCACAAGGTACGGCAGAAAGCACTATCACTGGTTAAATCAGGTCGATGGAATAGTCGTGAGTTCCCTTGGTATTTAAAGGTTGAACTTGAGAATGAGATTGAAAGATTGATAGAAAGAAAGGCAAAAAAATGAATTATGCAGAGTTTATTGGAAAACTTGGGCGTAACGAAGACAGTGATGAATGTTATACGCCAGAAGATGAAGTGAAGGCAATATTCCCATTCCTAGACAAAGAAAAAACATACTATGAGGCAACCAGTGGCATATCCAGCGCCATTGTAAATTCTTTTACCCGAGCTGGTTATAATATGGTTGGAAGCGGTGGTAAAAATTTCTTTGATTGCTCAAAAGATGAAATTTATGATGGAGTAGTAACTAACCCACCATATTCAAAGAAGGACGATTTCATTTTTCATTGTTACGAACTTGGAAAACCTTTCGCTTTACTATTGCCTGTAGCCGCAATACAAGGCCAGAAAAGAGGCAAGAAGTTTAAGGAACTGGGGATATCAATGCTTGTTTACAATAAGAGAATTGATTTCACCGGTAAAAAAGCCCCACCATTTGGCGTAGCTTGGTTTATGGGTAACGGATTTTGCGAGCCTAACAAGATATGGTTCTATTGACTTTATCTGTTGACACCCACCAATAAACATGTAATTGTGATTATGTGGAGAAAACATGACAACAGTTTCAATCATAGCAAAATCACTCGGCCATCTGATGGTTGATGTGGAGATGGACAGAAAAGAACCTGTTAATGCATGGTTTGCAGCAACTGGAAACGAATTGCCGTATAATATGTGGATCCGCCTGACAAACAGCATATACGATATGCAACAGGTACAAGATGAAGTGGAGAGATGTAATGGTTGAGAAAATTGGAATGTGCGTTATGGCGTTCGCAATTGGCTTTGTTATTGTGGCGGGGATTTGAGATGACAAAAATACCGCAAGAAGCCGTGACTGCCGCAACCGCTATTATCCGCGCACATGACAACGAAGCATGGGGCGAAGATTGTGGCGATGAACCTTACGCCGATTTAGTCACCCGGATGCTCACCGCCGCCCTCCCCTTCCTCTCCGTGCAAGGGGCTTTGAACATCGATGCAATCGTGCAGCCGCTGGAAGATATTCATGCACCGGGTGGCCTTTGCCGCTGGACAGCCGTTGCAACGGCGATTGGCGAAGTTCGTCGGTCGCTCTCCGCGCTTGAGCCAACCTCAGACGCTTGCCAGTGCACCAAAATCCAGCAGGATGAAACTTGCCCTGTCGGTTATCCCTCACTGTTGTGCGAAATCTGCGACGGCAAGGGCGTACTCCCCTCTGCACTATCTTCGGAGGGCGCGGAATGAGCAGGGAAATCATACTCGGGTGGGGCGCTCCATCAATCAAAGAACAGTTTCCCGAACTGGACGACGATGTGGCTGACCATTTCCAGAAGGATAGTGAGGCGCTTTCAAGGCTGCGTCTTCGCGGCTACGTCACGGATAGTCAGCGTGATGCGATCATCAAGAAGCTTTTCAAGAGCATTTCCACGGCGGTTATCAGCGCCACCCACCCATCAGGAGACGACCGTCATGGCGAGTGAACAGATCGTGAGTTACGTTCTGCGATACGGTGGCCGGTGCCGGGATTGCGGAGACGAAGACGGTATCTGTCCGACAAACGGGATGCCTTGCGAACCCGAAGTGAAGAGAGCCGTCATCAATCACACATTGAAGGCGTTGGGTTACGGCATTTCTCACGGCTTCATCGCCGATCCGTTCACCCGCCCCGCGCCTGCCGCTACAGATACGGGACTGGTGACGGTGGCTTGGTTTCAGCCATCACAGCGATGTTGCGATAATGGTTGGATGGAAGCAATGGCGTGGCAGGAAGGTGAATTTAGCGCGCCAGTCGTCCTACGCTCGCAGGCTGAGGAGCTATTGGCGGCGAAGGACAAAACAATCGCGTTGGCCGAAACCACGATGATCGAAATGCATCAAGACCCGAACAAGCTCGAAGCCGACAACGCGGCGCAGGCAGCGCGGATTAAGGATTTGGAAGAATACGCCCGCGAGGCAACCAAGGTCATTACCGGGCTTACAGGCGGGGGTTCGGAAAACTTCGGCAAGCAGATCGGTGACGTGTTCACCGCCGATTTGCCCTACTGCCTTGAACGCATCCGTGAGCGATACGTGTCTAAGGTCGAGCTAAAGCGTGTCGAAGCCAAGCTCGCCGCAGCGGGGAAAGTCGCTGAAGAGGTATTATCGCTCATCGCAGGAGATGCAAGCATACCGGATCGCATCCGGGACAAAGCCAGCGCCGTGCTGGGAGGGAAGCCGTCATGAACAGCTACGACATTTCACAAAATCAGGTCGTTTGCGATGTTTGTGGCAGCGTCCAGCTTAGAGGGCTGCACTTCCGCAAGGACTTTGACGACCCAATCCGGCTCTGCACACCATGCATGAAAAAGCATGATGGACACCCAGAAGTGCAGGCAGAGCGGGAGCACTATTACAACGAAAGGGCGACAGGCGATGACTTCTGACCTCATTACCCGCCTCTCCAAGCTAGACGCGCCTGACAGGGATGAAGGGTTTGCCAATTTCTGCCGTTTCAATGTCGAGACGTACCTGCTGGATACATGGCTGCATATGCACCATGACCGAAAGCCGGTCAGCGACGATCAGGTAGTCGAAGAAGTCAGACCTAGCATCATTGAGGATCGTATCCGTCTGCTGAGGCGACACATTGAACGGATGGAAGCCCTCTTGCGCGCAAAGGAGGCCAACAAGCTATGACCCGCGCTGAAGTTAACCGAATGCTTGGATACATGGAGGCGTGCCGCGAACTTTCTTACGAGGCAGAAACCAAGTCAGAAGAGCGTCGCCTGATACGCGAGTATAACCAAATGTCGAAGGCAATCATGCCATACGTCACTGGCAAGAAGCCATACACGGACGAGGCCAGCCATGCCGAGTAAGGAACTCATTGAGAAGGTGGCTTCTCATTTCGAATTTCCAGACAAGGAAACAACTCTTGTCACCGCTGAGAACATTCTCAACGAAATCCTCGCCGCTCTACAGGAGCCGACAGAGAGGATGCTAGAGGAATGCAGCGATGCTTGGCGATACGGGCAAGTACTGTGGCCTAAGATGCTCGCCGCATCCGCACTTGGGGAGCAGGGCGAATGAAGCTGACAGACGAAGATCGGAAGTTTCTCAGCGCTCTCAGGCCAGATGGGGAGCCTACATCATCTTGGCCTCTTCCGCTGGCAACACGCGCACAGGATCGTGCCCGCGCCCGCGCCAAGAAATTCGGATGGGCTGTCTTTGATCGCAAAGTTTGGGGGTGGCGCTTGCTTGAAGCCGGTCGCCAAGCCCTGAAAGGCGGTGAGTAGATGAAACAGCCTGATTATGAAGGTTTTTCCCTTGCTATGTGCCAGTTCGCTTTCGATGGAGGCGATGCAGATGGCGGCACCATTCAGGATCTAGGCCTTGAATATGGCGTCTTACGCACCGAGAAGTTCAACCCCTCGCGGCACAAGAACGTAGCCAACGCCGAATATTTCGAACCCGGCGATCTCGTTTACTGCTTTGTCGGTTCTGGCCGCGCCGCACTGCGGGAAAGCAACAAATGACCCCACGCGACAAAATACTAAACGAACTAGCGATTATCTCTTACAACCACGAGCTTACATTAAGAGAGGTTCTTTCAGCGTCCCGATTCGCAGATGTGGTTGAATGCCGGAATGAATGCATGTGGCATGTACGCAACAAACACGGCTATTCGTTACCGAAGATCGGTAGAATCTTTAACCGGCACCATTCCAGCGTTTACCACGGTATAGCAGCTCATGAATCTACATTAGGAATAGAAAACGACAGGACAAAGGCACATGAAATAAAGCTGGAAAGAGCTAGAATCAGGGCGCGGGCCGCGAGCGCCTCTGCTTAGGGTCGTCAATGTCACCTGTAAGAATACCTACTCTTGACGATAGAACCTCAACCTGAGTAGTGAGGCGGTTGATATCCCGCCTCATTAGATCCATGCTTGAAATAAGAGTGTTTTGCAAAGAGTCAGTACGTTCATTGGCTCTTTGCAGACCAAATTCCAATTGGTCAACG